CTGCACAAGCGATCGGTGTTCAGGATCCTGGCGGGCCACAACTGGGGCCATCTTCAATGAAGTGTCTGGCATTGGATTTTGGCCAGCTGACAGGCTGGGCCATCCGCGCCGGAGACGGGTCAATTACCAGCGGCACGGCCAAGTTCAAGATCGATCGGTGGCAGGGCGGGGGGATGCGTTTCCTTCGCTTCAAGCAGTGGCTGACAGAGATCAAGAATGTCTCTGGTGGATTCGATCTGGTCGCATACGAACAAGTGCGCAGGCATGCGGGGGTCGACGCCGCACATGCCTATGGGGGATGGCTTGCTGTCCTGTCCATCTGGTGTGAACACCACGGCATCGCCTACCAGGGTGTGCCCGTCGGCACGATCAAGCGCTTCATCGCCGGCAAGGGTAACGCCGATAAGCAGACGGTGATCGCCGCGGTCCGTGCCCGCGGGTTCAATCCCGCCGACGACAATGAGGCCGACGCGATCGCGATCCTGCTGTGGGCGATCGAGACCCAGGGGGGCGTGCGATGACACGGGTCAAGCTGCCCGACCGCCGCGCCGCAGAAACTGCCAGCGTCGAGCATGGCGGCACACGCTTCACCGTGACGATCGGGTTCTATCCCGATGGACGTCCGGGAGAAGTGTTCACCCACGGGATGCGGACGGGATCGAACCTCGACGCGCTCCTCGCCGATGCCTGCGTGGTGATGTCCTGCCTGATCCAGCACGGTGTCGATCCACGCCATATCGCAGCCAGCATGGGCCGGCTCGGCAACGCCGAACCGGCTTCGATCATCGGCGCGGTTGTCGACTTGATCGCAGCGGCAAGCCGAACGGGAGAAACCGTGACGGAGGCCAGCGCATGACCTCCCAACAGATCCTCGAGGACGCCGCCGCGATCATGGACGAGCGAGGCACAGCCTATGGCGATGCTGCGGTGTCCATGGCGGCGATCGCGGCGCGCTGGTCGCTGACGCTGGGCCACACGGTGACGCCTGCGCAGGTCGTGCTGTGCATGATCGAACTCAAGCTCGCTCGCCTCGCCAGAGATCCGAGACACCGCGACAGCATCATCGACGTCATCGGCTACGTCACCCTGTTGCCCGAGGTGACGCCATGAGGTGGGCACCCCGCGGCTATGGCGGCAGGCGCCGTCCGCCCGAAGAGGTCAAGCGCGAGGGCTGGCGAGAGCAGGGCGTGCTCGCCGTCTCGGTCGACGACCAGCGACTGACGTGGCCCGAGCGAGAGCTGGTCCGCCAACTCGGCGAAAAGCTTTACGGCAGCAGTCCGGAGCGCAAGGAGCCAAACCATGGATAACTGGACCGTCGAGATGATCGAAGGACGCCTCGTAGAGGCGGCGGAGGTGATGCGGCGCCTGCCGGCGGTGCGCGTCCCAGGCTACTTCAACACATGGCCTTCCATGGTTGTGGAATTTGCCGACCTCGTCGGTCAACAGCTCGAGCCGATGCGCCTGCCACCGCCGTCGCCCACCGCCATCAGTCGGATGGAGGAGGCGCTCGGCTGGCTGCGTTGGCTCACGGCTGAGGACGCCAAGCTCGTCTGGGCGCGGTCGGATCGTACGCCGTGGAAGGCAATCTGCTGGCGCTTCGGGATCTCACGCGCGACCGCGCATCGGCGTTGGCAATTCGCACTCAGTCTGATCGCGTGGCGGCTCAACGGGCGGAGGATGCCGGTGAAGCGGTCACGGCGCATGATCGATGCGATGATGGATGGGCGTTGAAAGGCCGCATAGTGTGGTGCGGCCCACCAACGGAAGAGCTACGGACGCTGGCTCACGGCGCAGCATAGTCGTTTCCGACGCGATTGACCCGGAGGAGACTTGGTTACCGGAGCCGCTGACGGTAGCTTTCGAGTGGAGCTGAGGGGTTGCCTGCCTTTTTTATTGGGACCATTCGAGATCGGTCGGCTACATTACTAAGTGTCAACCGAGAAAGGGATGTTTAATGAGTGAAACGATCGAACGGATTTTGGCGATAGCATTGCTCGGTTCGACTCTGCTATTCGCAACGACAGCGCTCGCTCAAACGGCGCAACAGCGAGCGGAAATGCAGAGGGAAATAGCTTGGCAAAAGCAACTCAAAGCCGAACAGGCAGCGCGCGCGACTACTACTCAGCGATGCAGCCGAGTCGGGGGGCGCCTTGTTTGCCCAGGAGCGCCTGCGACTGTGAACAATACCGGTAGGAATGCTATCGTGCCGGCGAGCGGATCGGTTGGAGCCGCGTACGGGGGAGTGGCAGGTAAATCCAATCCGTCATTGAATGTAGGACATAAGCCCGGACAATATTACGGCGGGCAAGGGCTGAAGACCTACCAGTACAACATCGACGGTGTTCGTTCGAACATCAAAGTGCGTTGAGACGAACGGAGCCGCTGTAGATGCCCTCAGAGCCAATCTCGACAGCGTGGCAATCCGCGGCTTCTTTTGGGCATATGACCTGCGCGTAATTGCTTTTGAAGCTCTAAGCGAGCTTGCGGTGCGTGAGGATCAGCTCTTGGCACATCGCGTCATTTCGTTGCGCCGCGTGAATATAGCCGCCAACGGTCACGGGCATCCGGCGTGTTGACTTAATGTCAAGCGGATTCACCGCGTGAGACATTTTTCGGTGAGACATCGAGAGGCGAGACAGAAAGCGGCTTCTGAGGCTATTTTGCCGTCAAGCTCGCGAGAGTCGCGCGCGGCCCCGGCACGCTCCCTGCCATGAAGCTGATCATCAACGCTCGCGATCAAGTCCTGACTCGCTACGGCAACCAGCTCGCCGCGCTCGGCGACAAGCAAGCCCGGACCGCAATGTCGCGGGCGTTGAACCACGAGGGCGACAAGGGTCGCACGCAGGTCAAGCGCGCGCTCGTCAAGCAGACGGGGATCAAGTACGGCGCGATCGACAAGACGATGGCGACGGTCCTTTCGACGCCGGCGACGCTGACATACAGGCTCAAGGCGCGCGGTGAGGAAACCAACATCGCCTGGTTCGGCGGTGTGCAGCGCGGAAAGGGCGTGTCGGCAGCACCGTGGAACAAGCGGCGAATCTTCGCGCACTCGTTCATCGTGCCGAAGTTCGGACGCGCGTTCCTGCGTCGGTCGAAGCAACGACTGCCGATCCGTGGTGTCTTTGGGCCAAACGTCGCGCGCGAGTTGGTGAAGGATACGAGTGCAGCTGCGTGGCAGGCCGGCGTTGCCAACATCGTCGCCCGCATTGGTCATGAGATCGCACGCATGCTGCCGCGCTGACGTGTCGCCAGACGCGATCGGTTGGACGACCGCGACAGGGGGCCGTACGTGCGCCGTCGCCGTGTGCGGCAATTCCGGCCAACACTCGGACAGTAGCGCACGTGTGGCCACGTGTGCGGCGCAGCAAGGCCAAAAAGGGTCCTTCCTTCAAGGGGTTAGGGAGCGGGGGCGCCGCCGCCCGATAAACGCGCGTTTTTCAAAATCGAAAAACCTCAGTTTGGTTTGGTTTCGAGACGAAATATCCCAATGATTTCAGTGATCCAAGCCCAAAAACCCTCAGCCTCTTGGCCGGCCGCCAAAGTCGAAATCTGGGCCATCGAGCGGCTCACCGCGAACCCGCGCAATGCCCGCATCCATGGGCCTGACCAGATCGAGCAGATCCGCGCGTCGCTGCGGGAGTTCGGTTGGACCATGCCGGTGCTGGTGCGCGAGAACGGCATGCTGATCGCCGGGCATGGCCGGCTCGAAGCGGCCAAGCTCGAAGGCATCGCCGAGGTGCCGACCATCGTCGCCCACGGCTGGTCCGAGGCGCAGTGCCAAGCCTACGCCATCGCGGACAATCGGCTGACGGAAGCAAGCGACTGGAATGACGAGTTGCTGCGGCTTGAGCTTGGCGACTTGCAGGCCGCTGGATTCGATTTGACGCTGACTGGCTTCGATCAGGGTGAACTAGACAAGTTGCTGCTGACCGGCGCCGATCTTGATGGGGATCCCGACGAAGCCCCCGAGCTGCCGGCCGATCCCATCAGCCGCCCCGGCGACCTGTGGATCTGCGGCGAGCACCGGGTGCTGTGCGGAAACGCCACGGTGCTGGCTGATGTCGAGAAGGTGCTGGATGGCGAGCTTGCCGACATGACCTTCACGGATCCGCCGTACAATGTGAACTATGCCAACTCGGCCAAGGACAAGCTGCGCGGCAAGAACCGGCCGATCCTGAACGATGCATTGGGCGATGACTTCGGCACAATGCT